TCCTTGGCTACCTACTGTTCCTTGGCTACCTACTGTTCCTTGGCTACCTTGTAATCCTTTAATACCTTGACCTCCTTGTAATCCTTGTAAACCTTGTCTGCCGACTGTGCCTTGGCTACCTTGTAGTCCTTGAATACCTTGACCTCCTTGTAATCCTTGTAAACCTTGTAAACCTTGTAATCCCTGTATTCCCTGTATTCCTTGAATGCCTTGTATTCCTATTTCTGTGGCAAGCAAATCTATTGAAAATGGTACACGAACATTAGTTGGTGTAATGCTTTCGACAAATAATTCTATTGACCGTAAAACTTCTTTTGAATTAATTGCACAATAAGCAAACACCAGCCTATCCGTTTTATTCAAAATATAATTGTTACCTACAAAAGCGTATTTATAAGATTTTGGTGTTTCCGAATCATCATCTAACCCTTGTGTAAAAGAAAATAACTCTGTTTCAACACCAAACTCATCCCGCTTGTAAACATAAATTTTTATAGATAATCCAATTATACTTGAACACCGAATATAGGTTTGAAAAAACCATATCCCACCGGCTAAAAAAGTAGTGTTAGGGACATTTGGTTTAGTTATAAATTTCTTGATTAAAGTTTCCCCTGAACTTTCTTTAATATTTACACCATAAACACAATCAATATCGGAAGGTAATTCAAGCAATGCTTTATCATAATCGGATGGATAATATACATATCCACTACTATCTGCACTTTCGAGGCTTTCTTCTGTATAACTATCACTTTCTTCTACATCGGAGTTTTCCCAGTGCATATAGATTGGAATTCCGACACTACTTGCGGCCGCTATATCGACTTCCTTTGGTATAATGGCTACTTTTAAGCCTAAATCAGTACCAACACCCACTATAACTTCAACACCTGTATCTTCAAAAGTAGGTTTATCTGTTATCTTACCTTCTTCTGTGGCAGAAAGATAAAATAAAGAACCTTCCAATATTTCTAAGTTGGGTACATTTTCCTGCAATAACTCTCTGTCTATGTAGGTTCCTATCGCTGCATACTTAAATTCATACTCATCTACAACTTCTGTGACAACACCTATTGCTTTGGCATTTTCTTTGGTATCAGCTTTTGCCTTTGCATATTTCAGAACACCAAATTCATCATAGTTGGCACGAATAACATCGCCTACTTTGAAATTGTGTTCATAATCCTCAAATGCCCGATTAAATATATCTCCATTTTCCTGTATATACTGGGAAGTATCAGTAGGTAATTTATCTTCATCAGTTACATCTATAATTCGGTCATAATCTGTGTATGTTTTTCTTGTTCCATCATTTAGTTGATCCTGAGGATGGAATGTATCAAATCCTGAAATTAAAGCAACTAAAGTAAGTTCCTGTATCCGTATTTGATAATCACGGGAATAACCAGTTTGAACAAAAACCTGACTATTTATATTAATAAACTCATTTGGAAATATACTATAGGCCTTATCAACAAAACTTATCATAATATAATCCTTGTAAATACTTCGATTTACAAGGATATTCCTTGCATATAAATCAACTAATAATATTCTTAAATCAGCACTATAAGTGCTCCATGATTCTGTTACTTTTAATTCCCCCCCACTGACAATAGATAAAGCCGCATCATCAGAAATTTCTTCAGCATCAAAAAAGTGTAAGGTTTCTTCAATGTCCTCAAAAGAACTATTTATACCGTTAGTTTGAAAAAACTTTCTGCTAACTTCACGATATAATGGATCAAATGAATAACCTGTATTTGTATTATATTGAGTTATTTTTATATCCTTCAACCATAACTCTAAATTCTTAAAATGTTTTCCACCAACTGCAGAATCAAGGATTATACGAACATTATATTCACCACTTCCTCTTAAAAAGAAAGGATTTGATATGTAACTGTCAAATACTTGCCAAGTTTCTTTCGGGTAAGCATCATCGTCTGAAAAAACAGGTGAAGACCAACCTTGAACAGGTCGTAATAATTTAACAACCATTTGCAGGTCAGAACTTGGTTTTTTATCCTTTGTGTATGATTCTAACCTATATGAAAATTGTACTCTTATGACCTCATTACTGGAATCGTGGGCAACTATATCTAAAGGAGTAGCCAACTCCATAGATGGCTGACCCATCTCGTTCATTTTTAAGACGTGAATGTTTTTACCATCTATTTCCTCTACGGTATGAGAACTCCAATCAGTATAAGTCCAAACATCATCTTCTTCTAAATCTGTAAGATCTTGTCCTTCATCATTATTTTCAACAGTAATAGTCAAGGAACGTAATGGTTGAACTTTTTGTAATTCTGCTCCTGTTTTAAAATAGAAGTCAGAGTAATCAGCACCTCCATCAGGTTCAAATGGACCGGAAGTTTCACCCAGAACCAAATCCCATGTGTAACCCCATGCATATCCTCCATCTTTTTCATAAAAATTCTTAATGATAAAGGACTCAGGATGCACATAAAGTTTGCAACTGAAAGGTTTCAAAACATACTCCAATGCGTCATAACAGGAAATAAACTTTGCCTTACCTTTGTAAAGATCACTTTTCGTGCCTTTATAAAATCTTGAAAGATTACAATAAACAGTATCAAACACACAATCCGTCGCAGTCATATAATTATGTTCATAGGTATTTAAATGTACCCAGAAAGGCAACTGCAAATTAAGTGGAGTCAATGCCGCTTTTATTATTTCAAATAATTTAACCTTTCCTGGATAATCTTGAGATGACCCAGGCATATAATGACCAAAATCTACATCTTTTAATTCTGCTAATCCATCAACAGCATACAATTCAATTTCTACTGCATTTCTAGGTTCAGGATCAAATCTTCTCGTACAATTTTCCGGTTTTAAATACCCTCTGAATATTTGTAATGGTAAGGGATCAAGTTGTGTTACTTTTATTGCCCAACGCTTGTAAGGACTGCATAAAATTGGGTCAATAACTTGTAAATCATTATAAGTAACATAAAACCTAAAAGTTAATTGTTGGGATAACAGTATTGTACTGTCCCAACTGTCTTTATCTTGACCAGCCCTTGTGATAGAAATAGGTTCAGGTGGAGCGTGTTCAATTGTGAAATTTTCAAAAGAACCTTCAGTATCATAAACTTCAACTCGATACCCCCATTGATCTTGAGGATGTTCCGCAAGTTGCTTAAACTCGTAAGATAAATAACCATAAAGTGATGACATCAGAACGAATTTTTATATTTACGTTCAACTTCCTTTGTAACATAGTAGATGTCCTTGCCACGAACAACTCCTTCAATAACAACATTCACATCCATCGTATCACGTTCAAATTCAGGTAATCGTTTCGGAGGAATGATAACTTCGCCGCTACTTAACATAGCCGGATAACTGTCATTTTGATAACCAGAAGGAACAATCCCTCCATATGATATCTTCGGTGCAGAAGCAAGGATTTCTTTCGCTTGTTTTCTCGCAATAAGTTCATCAAAAACAGGACGAAGAAAACGAAAAGTAGGATCTGTTAAAGACAAAAAATCAAATAATCCAGCCATTGCATCTTGCGTCTTATTTTTAGGTACTACAATTTCACCAGAAGTAAGCATTGCCGGAAAAGTGTCATTTGGAAATCCTGGAGGAACTACTCCTCCTGCGGCCATCTTCGTAGGTTCTTTCTCCTGATTTTTTTGTTGTACTGCAATAGAACCCATCGTTGCCAAAGCAACAAGACCTGTGCCTGCGGCAGCCCACAAATAACCAAGAGGTATCTGCGCCATTATCATAAGAGTGCCTGCGGCAATCAGTAATGAACCTATTTGTTTCACTACATTAAATAAACTCTGAATTATTCCTTTCCACGGATCTTCTACACCAGCCATCATACTTCCTAATCCTTCACCTATTGCTGTAAAGAAGTCCACTATTGCATCTTGTTTTAGGTCTCGCATCTCCATCTCAAACTTTGTCTTAATGGCTACTTCTGCCACTTCTTGCAACTGTGCGATTGCCTGTTCTGTCCACTCAGTTTTAGGTGCTTTACTCAATTGCTCTATAAGTTCTATTGACTTTTCAATTGTTGAATTAATTTGTCCAAAAGAAAGTTTACCAGCTTCAATAGCAGACTTAAGAACCAGCAATTCTGCAACAGCTCCTTCCAATGACAAATTATCAAGATTAGTCATTGTATCGGTAATCTGCTTTAATATATAATCTATATCCTCTCCATTTTTTATTGCTGCTCTTAATTGTTTCTTTAATTCTTTTAATGTTTCATTGTAAAGTAATGTGGTGCTATCAACATATTCAACGGTATCACCTGTCTTTTTAAATTCATTTTTTACATCTATTAAGTAACCACTTAATTTAGCCATTGTTTCCATAGCAAGGGTGGTAGAATCTTTATAATTCAACATATCCTTTTCAGCTTCATTCCACGCTTTTTTAGAATCAGTGGCAATATCTTCTTGGATTTTCTTTATATCTTCTTGTACCTTATTGAAAGCAACAACACCTTTTAACCATTTCTCTAAATTCTGTAAATCAACTACTTTCTTAGTACCAAAAAGTTTATTAAAGTCAGCAGGTTTGAGTTCTGCAATATCTTCTAATATATTTTGAACATCTTTTAATTTATCTTCATAATATTCAAATGAATACGCATAATCAGAAAATAATTTTGTTTTATGTGCCGCAGTAGTTACAGCATCATTATAATCTTCCCATAATTCATTTACTTCATCCAATCCAGCTGGCGGTGTAATTTCCGGGACTTTTCCCAATAAAAGCTCTAATTGATTATAAAAATTATTATAAAATGCGGATCTTTGTTGTAACTGTTGTTTAACTACCTCATTTTCCGATAAAATAGAAGACACCCAAGCCTGATAAACAGTTTGAGCCATTTCTATTTCCGATTCTGTTTGTGCTTTTCGTAATACTTCACGTAAGGCAATACCTCTGGCATCAGTCATTAACCGATCACGCTCTTGTTCTGCTAAAAATTTAGTATAATTTTCATTGGCAATCATTTGCTGTTTTATACTATCTTGCAGAGACTTTACAGCAGCTCTATTCTTCGAAACATAATCAACATTAGGTTGAAATCCTTCAAGATTTCCTCTTATATTTTCATATCCCGCTTCAAGATCCATTTTTCTTGTAACAGATTCCAACGCATTTTTTCTTTCTTCTAATGCCTTTTTTTCATTATCAAGAACAGTTATTACTTTATTTCCCATTTTTATACGTTTGTCCATCAATACTTGTTCGTAAGTCATTGGACTAAACGCTGCTTTAATAGAAGAAGATATTCTAAGCCACATATTTTCAAGCACATTTGTATGAACGGCTGTGGCACTTGTCAATAACTCAATTCTTTGAATCTGTAATTGTTCTAACTTCTCATTGATTGCCATCACTTCTGCTTTTTGAGCAGAAGCATTTAAATAATTATTGATGGCATCAGTAGCTTTTTGAGTAGCTATGGTTTCTTCATTTATAAATCCAAGATATTCTGGAGAAATTTCATTCAACCTTTTTATAGCTGCTTCTTTTTCCGCTTTACTGGTGTATTCACTTTTTGCAACATTTAATAATTTTTCTATTTCAATCCTTTCTTTTGCAACACTTTTCTGTCCTTCTTCATAAACTTTATTTAATGAATTTTGAACTGCTTTTACTTCTTCTGAATGCTTTTTTAAACTCCGTAACACCATTGATAAGGTTACTAGAGCCATTATTACTATTTTAAGTGGTAAAGACAAGGCCATTACTGCATTAGCCACGAAAACAAGTATCGCACCCATTCCATTAATAATCGGCACAAGTGCTACAAGTACAGAACGAAGTGAACTTATTAAAAGTAAGGCGGGACCTAATGCAATTACAAATCCTCCTATCTTAACTATAGTATTTTGAGTTTGAGTATTTAAAGAATCAAACCACTCACCTAAACTTTTTAATCCTTCTTTCAAATTATTCATTACAGGTAAAAGATTTCTCGCTAACGCTTCACCAAATTGCACTAATAAAACCTTTCCTTGTGAAATAGTTTGATTCCATTGATATTTAAATGTATCAGAAACTGCTGCAATAGCTACATCTAAGGCTCCTGTAGAATTTGCTAAAACTTCAAATACTTTTTTATTGTCTTCTAAATTTTCTCCTAATAAATCTATAACCCCCATAAAAGCACGTATGTTAGGGAATACATTACCCATCATTGTTTCTCCATACTGTTCAGTTAATTTACCTAGTTTCTCCAATGTAGGTAACAACCCTTCATTTCTTAAAGAATCTCTTAGTGCTTGAGAAGATGTATTCATTTTCTGTAATGCCTTCTCTGTCTTTTGCGTAGGTTTAAGCAATGTAAATAACATCTGTCTCAAATAAACAGCTGACGTGGCAGAAGACGTACCTAATCTCGTCATTGCCGCCATTGCTGCTCCTACCTGATCAAAACTCAAACCTACTTTTGCTGCAACAGGTATAACAGTTGCAAAGGCCCTCACCATTTCATCCGGTTCACCTTTTCCTTCCCTAACAGTCATTACAAGTATATCAGTAGCCTGTGCCGCTGTTATATTTGCCTTTCCATAAGCATTTAAAGCAGAAGTAACCACATCTGCAACCGCTTTAGTTTCACCTAAACCTACTGCTGCTGCTTGAGCTGAAATTTTCAATACGTCCATTGCTTCAGCTCCCTTAAAACCAGAAGAAGTAATATAATAAAGAGAATCAGACAATTCCTTTGGAGCTTTACCGACTTTTCCTGCATAATCTAACAATTCATCTCCCCAGGCTTTTGTTTGCTCAGTAGCAATACCTACGAGACCTGTTATCTTTGCAAGATTAAATTCAAATTCTGAAAATGCTCTGGTGGCACCAACTCCTATGAGTCCCATAGGTATAGATACAAACTGAGTCAAAGCCCTACCAAAAGAAGCAAACATTGTATTTATTGTAGAAATTGAACCCATTACCTGCTTCTCTAAGATACGAACATCTCTTACCGCTCTCGTCAAACCGGCTGTATTCGCACCTAATATGATCATTATCGACCCAGCATTCATCACTCACTTTTTTTAGGTATTGTTCTGACTCTCTTTTTAACTTCTTTCGAATTTTCTTGAGAACTTGCAAGTGCTGTCAAAATGGCTTTCATTTCTTCAACACTTTGCGTTTTTTCTTCTTTCCCATTATCACCCCACATAAGAATAAAATCTTCAAATTTAGCTCCCTGTGCTCCTTTTTTACCATATGCTTGTATAAACAAATTGGTAACCATCCAAGCAATATAAGAAGTTCTATAATCAGCTCTCCATTCTCCAATAGGGTCTATTTCATTGTAAGCCTCCCATTCCGCAATTTGACGTGCCGTTAATCTTTGCAACAACACATCAGGATGAATTACTTTTAATTCTCGGCAGAGTCGGAATTGGAATTGTCGGTCTGGTCGGCTTCTGAGTTTTTTAGTATTTCATCTCTATCCTGTTGTGAAATTGCATTCAAACGTTGAGCTGCCGTAACAATCTTTTCGATATTAGTGGCACTCATCATTTTGTTCAGCATTTTTACATCTTCAGGTTTGAAAATAAGATTACCTTCTTCATCACAAACAGTTACAACAGCAAGCTTGGCACGAAAATCGTCAAGAGTAGTTTCATACTCTATTGGCTTGTTTTTGTTACCAGAAGGTTTTTGTTTTAACATTGATGATTCCCAAATGTCTTTTTCGTGTCCTGTCATTTCGCGGACAAAAACATACCCTTTGGAAAGTTCAACCTTTTCAATTTTAAGGTCATCCTTCTGAAGAAGGGCTTCACGTGTCAATAAAATCATTTCGCTCATTTTGATTAATTTTTAAAATATTAATAAATAAAAATACTTGATTAGTATGTTAAATTAAAGATTAAGAACCTGAACCACTTCCGGAATTCTTAACAACCCTACCGGAAACCTTAATAGTTACATTAGCCGTAATTTTATCGTCCGTAGGAATTTCCAACGGCAATTCAGTTACGTAACCGCAAAACTCAAATGAAGTTTTGTCTTCATCAGGAAGAACAATTTCATAGTAATGAGGGTCATCATCCTCAAAATCCGACAACATCTTATCGTAAGATGTGCTGGTAAAGTTCATAGTCAACGAAACGGTTCCACCATCTCGAAAACCTGTAATAAACTCACGGAATCCACCAACCGAATCTAAGGAAGTTACATCAATAAAATCCCTTGTCATGGATGGACCCGAAATACTGTTAATTTCAGCTATCTTTTCCCATATGGAACCAGACCAGCGTTGAAATACAGTTCCTACTCCTGAAATAGCATTGCTACTACCTACTACACAACCCATAATTATTTACCTCCTTTTAAAAATTAATTTTTAATTTCATCTTCGTTGTAAATAGAAATTAATTATAAATCGCACCCTTTGATTCTTGTCATAGTCCAAAAGAGCCGGACCACTTGAACAACGAATTAAGGTATATAGAGCACCATTCCACGTCTCATTTGCCCGGCCGTGAAGAATGTTCTTTATATTGGTAATTACATCCCAACCTTCCAAATACTCATTAGCACGTACACGTATTTGAATAGTAGGATATTCATAGACTTCCATTCTATCGAGAGTTAATTGAGGAGCCATTATACCTGTCTCAAATATGGAAATAACATTTTGTGGTTCCGCAGGTTCTTTTCCTACGTGAATAGGAAACAGTTCCAACACACAAGATGAATTCTCTTGAGCAAAATACTCGAGCATCTCTTTAATATCTACTGAAGGTGCATTCATAATTTTATTATTTTACACTC